ATTGGAGATAACGAGACCGTAGATATGACCTTCACCGCCCAAATTGGCGGGGCGAATGATCAAGACAACGGCATCTTCATGGAGGGCTCTTACCCCACATATCGCACATTACCCTATTGGCCTCTAGGCAAAGCCAAAGATAATGATAGCGCTTATAATGGTGAGCCGGATTGGATTAGCAGCACGTAAGCTTTCCTCTTATTAACACAAAAGCTGCCAAGGAAACTTGGCAGCTTTTTTATTATCTAATTATGGTCGTCGGAGAGGGTTTGCTTATCCTACAAACGCATTGTAGAGAGGATAGTTTGCTTGCCCTGTAGTGTCTGCAGCGTCCATACCAGCCACTTGTACGGGAGCAGCACCATAGATGTTATATTTTGCTGTAAGCATCTGTAAGCGGTCTTCAGCGTCGTTTGTGAGGCCTCGGTAAGTCTTGGCTATTTCGTTTTTGTTGGTGCGCGTTATCATAGAATCTCCATCGCGCAATGAGATAAAGTCTACAGAGCTATCAATATTCTTAAGAACGGCGCGAGTCTTTTTCTTGTAATAATTAACCAAATAAAGTTGCTTAAATATATCTGCTTCTTCAAATCCAAACCTACCCGTAGTTTGAATGGCCGTATCGCCATCTGTGGTAGCTGACCCCGAAAAGGATGTATAAAGTTGAGTGTTTAAAAGGCCAACGTTATTGGCCAGCCACCCAGAAATAGCAGAAAGCGACTGATAGCCAGTATCGCTATCGAACTCATCATTATAAATTCCCGTAGCAATAGTACTAACAAAATAAGGTGTAAGCCGCTTATTAGAATTCCACGCCATAGCCTAATTTACACTTAAAACCCTTGACCTAGAATCTTTTTAGCTTTTTCGTGATTAGGGTGACTAGGGTCACACACAGAGTCATGATTTTGTAAAACAATGGTTTTGTTGCCCTTGGTGACTCGAGTAAACTCCTTTCTTAGTTTCTGTTTAAGCTCTCGAGTATTTCCGCTAGCAAAAAGTCTCACTTTTCCGCAAAGGCTCTGAAGGTCGGAAAGGGTCATTTCTTTCAAGTTCTTTTCAAAAATTTTGGAATCATTTGTACCAAAATGGTTAACCTCATGCACTCCTAGTTTCGCCTCTAATTCTTCTATTTTAGAGAGAGTTTCATCATCTATTTTGCCGCTTGAATACTGCAAGCTGTCCAATTTAGCCGCTTTTTCCTTGCTGGAAGCCGTAGCCTTTTTGGATGCCTTTTTTCTTGTGGTTTTACGTTTCGTTGCCATATACCATAATAGTATACACAGGATTTTTTCAAAAAAAAACTCCACCCCAAAACGGGGTGGAGTCGAATTGCTTAGTAAAAGCTCGATTACATAATCAAGCCAACCAAAGCGCGGTTGTCGAGAACCATGCGTCCCTCTTCGAGAGCACCATAGTAACCAATCCGTTGCTGCCTAATGGAGAACTGATCGTCCGCCACTAAGTTGAACTCAGAACCGGTGTCTGAATCCACAGCAATAGCACGCACAAGTGCGTCACGGCTGCGATCCAAACCAATTATGATTTCCTCGCCTGTTGCGTCAAACACGCTCGAAGCTGTCGTCGATCCATTATTAAGATAATCAATCGTTCCAGCCACTGTGTCAAACACTTCGTTGTAACGTTTGCCAACGCCCATCTCAAGGACTTCCATGATATTTATACCAAAGAACTCAGTAAGACCTGAATTCTTCCAAACCTCGGTACGTATCGCATCCGTTGCCGGAATAGATGACACACCAGCCGTCGCTTGACGGGTGTTAACCGGATTGTAAGCCAAAGAACGAATTGACTCTACCACTTCCGGAGAAACAACAAGGTCAGTAATACCATGACGTGCCCCTGTGGGGGTACCACCTGACCAAGAAGCATTGACGCGCTTGGCTTTAGTGATAAGCTTGTTGAGGTCATCCAGCTGGAAAACATTTGCCGCTGCCGTACGGAAAACGTTACGGTTTTTGGCGGTATATGTTGCATTTCCAGAGGTAGCCTCTGCCAGAGCTGTCATTAACAAGTTAGAAGAAGTTCTCTCTTGTTTCAACAGCACTTCCTGTGCTACACGAGTGAAGGTTTTACCAATCACATCCAAACGTGAACGAGAGGCGTACTTTCTATCGAAAGCCACCGCACTATCCAGCGTGTAGGTTGTGAACTTCAGTTCCGCAGCAGTAGGTTGCACCATGTTGGTCGGAAGACCACCGGCGACTGACTGACTATAAACCTTGATATAATCCTCATCGAAGATGTTGTAATACAAATCCAACGGGAGAGAAGGGTTATCATCAGCGTTATACTGGAGCGGCGTAAACAGATTGCTCAGTGTAGGAGCGTTATTAATAACCTCCGACACTACAGGACCAATAAACTCGGCCAAAGCAACCTGCGCGTTATACGCGGTATCCCGATTCTTAGAGGCCATAGCCTTAATAAGTTCGAGTTGTTCAGGTGTTCTTTTTAATGTAATTTTCATTATATTATATTCCTTTCCGAGTTTTAACCGTTATCCGCGATCGACCATGAAGCAGAAGCATCAATATGAACCATCGCGTAATTAGCTGTGCCTGTACCTGCAAACTGATCAGATTGCCCGTTTTGAGAAGTACGATTACCTGTAGCAATAATATGCCCAATAACACGATGCAGATTAACCAATTCGGGGGCTAAGCCATCCATGGTACCTGCAGTGGTACTAACCACAGCAACGTTACCGGGGATAAAAGTAGTGCCCTCTGTATATGCTGTCTGGTCAAAGGTAAACAGACCTCTTGTCGCGACCGGAACGGCTTGACCGCTCAGAACCGCCTGTAATTCATCCCGCTTAATCGGATTATAGATGAGTTTTTCACCGTTCTCATCATTTTTAATCGTTTGATTAAGTGTGACTCCCAATACTGGAGCGCCGGTTGTTGCTGCGATGCACCGGAGGGGAACTTGAGGGTATTTGTCGGCACCCAAGAATGGATAGTCCGTTTTACCAAGGTAACTTGAGGAAGATGCGAATTCAACCACGTCTTTCTTTAGGTTACCACTCAGCACCTTCACGAGTACACCAGCACTACCGTCTCCATCAGTTGATGGGCTATCATCAACTATTTGATTGGCAAACATATTGATCACGTCGTGATCGCTATATTGCCTGAATGGATATAATCTTAATGCCATAATGTTTTAATATGTTACTGAAACTGTGTCGGGGTTAAAAGCCTTCATGAATTTGTCTCGTAGAGACTCTTCCTTTGAAGAAGCTTCATTATTATTAACAATAGCAGGCTCCTCGGGAACTTCTACGTTCTCTACGAGCTCTTCCACTGTCGTCTCTTCCTTAACGCTGGCTTTCGCCTGATCAAGGTCAGCTAAACGCTTCTGAAGTTCTTCCTCGACTTTAGCCTGAAAAGCAGTCTCCTGCTCTTCTTGGTAAGCCTTACTTTTATGTTTTAGGATAACCCCAAGTTTTTGCTGATAACTATCAAAAGCAGCTTCCGAAGACTCGAGCGCAGCGACTTCCTTGGCTAAAACAGCGCGATCACTGTCATCCAATTCGTACTGGGAATCGATATTTTCCATTCTGCTATTGAACAACTCCTCTGCCTGAGCAGCGGAGATGGTACCCTCGAGAGAAGAGATCTTCTCTTGAGCCTCTTCGAGTTGTTTCTTAAAATCCTCGATATTAGCTTTGGCTTCTTCAGCGCGAGCAATCGCTTCAGCCTTTTCATTGTCGGCTGCTTCTTTCTCTAGCTTCCACTCAACATCCCGTTCACGGATTTTATCCATAATATGGGTTGCCATGTTAGCCACAGACTCATGCGAAAACTCAGACTTTTTGCCTAACTTAGAATCGAGCATCTTTTCGAACTCCATTGTTAATTCTTTAGTGTCCATAGTTTTAAAACTGTTATGTTTTTTTACATTAAATTCGGCGTTTTGGGAAATTTTTAAAATATTATTTTTAATTTTTTCAGTAGCTTCCTCTTCCTCTCCCATGGGCTCTTCGTCTCCCTTTTGTGTAGTGATACCTTTTACATCTGCTGCTGGTTTCGTAGTAAAACCGATTCCTAGGGGAAATACCTCTCCCGCCACTAGGCGATAAACCGGCGTTCCATCGTCTAACGTGCCGCTACCGTCATTTGCACGCAAATATTTTTCAAAATCTTTAATTTTATAAGGATCAGTAATAATCTCCGCTTCACTAAGGTTTTGAGAGCCTAGAGCTATACTATACTCATTAAAGCCAAGCTCCCAGCTCGCAGAAATCTTATGATAATCCAAATCTTCAGGGTCACTAGCTTTAAGTAAAAGCTCCGCAAATTCAGGGTTAACCGTCCTATAGATAACCGCAGCTAACGAAATATAAAAAGGATCAACGCGATCTTCTAGTTTATCTGTATTTAAGATCTTATCGTTTTGCATATCTGTAAATGCCGCATTTACGATATGACCCACCACTTTTGTTTTTTTATGTTCTATATTGGTCGGTTTATGAACAAAATACTCCAGCAGATCCTTGGCTGTCGAAGAATCTATGCCATCGCCGTTCCTGTTGAATCTGTTGACAATGGCAGCATTAAAGGCGGCTCCAACCAAATCAATGTTACGATCCAAATCTATACCCTTAGGAATCAATGGTTTTAAATTATCCAAAGAAGCAACACTAATACTCAAATCTTTTTCTAAGTCGTCCGTCGCAAAAACTTCAAAATCAAACTGAGTTTTGAATTTATAAGGTGAGCCCATATCTGTTATAATACACTTTTTTAACCTTTTGGTGACGAATTCTTTGTGCTATGATATAAGATAGCCGAAGCATATTCGTCCAAAGAGTGTTCTGCGCTTATGTCGGCAACCTCTGCAAGGGTTTGAAGCTCCAATAGTTTTTTATTATTTTGCAGGCAATTTATAGCGGTTTTTTTCCACTCTGCCTGTTCGCACGCCGTAATCACAAGTTCGCCCACTTTTTCTAATATCTTTTTTTGCTCAGTATTTAGGCGCTTCTTTTTGAAAGCCTTTTTAGCTTCAGCGGTTATATCTATATAAAACTTATTGGTCGCATCGATAACATTCTTAATAGACTCTACTGCATAAGCTTTTTTCGCATTTGTCTTAGAGCCTAATGGTCGACCCGGCACCTTGGGGGTTTTGGTTTTTTCTTTTTCTAATATTTTAAGGCTCTTCGGATGACGAACCTCTTCAATGGCCAATTTATCTTCCTCGTCTTCCTCCTCAAAAATAGGTACACCCCCCACGAGAGGATTATACCACCCTTTTTTGCGATCTTCCAGAAACCTTTCTTGAGCTGTTTCCAAGTCTTTTCGTGAAGGGAAAACTCCAGTATTAATAACCTTCATGCCTTCTTCTGGCGGTAAAATACCCAGTTCCATCATGCGAGTGATCACACGCTGAACCTGATTTTCGTCCTTCATGTCAATATCTTCAAATTTAGCTTTAGGAGAACCACGGAACCCAAAATTCTTACAAATCTGATCTATTTCGGGCTGAAGAAACTCATTAAGAAAAGCTTCTCGAGATTCGTGTAAACGCTGCAAAAATAATTGAGCCTTGATCGTTGCATTGGCAAACTTCTCTTCTCCTAAAATCATGTTTTGGAGACCCTCTTTGATGTCTTGATTAACCACATCATATTTAGAGGGCCCAATCACTTTTTGAAGATCAGGAATAATAAAATCAGCTTTAGTAGTATAATCACTAACCAAAACACGCCCAATACTCTGATTCGTAAACAAACTTTGCATAGCGTGCATATTGCGGGGGTTAATACCTCCCTTGTCAGGAGTGGCCCCCATAGTGATCATTAACACTACATTTTCGACCGTACGGCAAATAGCCTGATCGATCTTTTTCATTTCTAATTTGAAATTTATATCATCAAGAACCGCAAACCCATAAGGTATCCCAAAGGGTTCGTAATCTTGCTTTTTATAAAAAGAGTAACGCAGTTTTTGGGGATCTAAATTAATTGTAATGCCCGTCGGAGTCCAAGAACTCTCCTTAATGCGCTTTTTAATGTTTTCTGGTAACGCATCGTAAAGCTCGCGGTCAGCATCATTTTTAGGGTCACGCAAACGCTCTATCTCGTATTCACTTAAAATTTTAGAAAAAAACCGAACATCAAAAGAAGTGGTGCGCTGAGCTACTACATCAAAAGGATTTAACAAAATATATTTAATGGGAATCTTATTTGTTTTAGCCATTAACCCCAGATTTCGAATCTTAGCAAAATCATCTGTTTTAAATTTGCTTTCGACAGTATAAAGAAAAATATTACCACTGCGATAATACTCCCTAAAAAACTGATCCTTAAGGCCCCACATCCCTATTTTCTTAAACCACGAATTAATGAAATTTCTAGCCTTATCGGTACCCCCCTCTAAATGAATCGCAGAATTAGAAAAATCAGCCATCATATCAATAGAGTTACGAAAGATAGCTACATTACAATACGCTTTTTGGCATAACTCAATAGCTTCGCGAAGATTAACTCCATCCATAGCGTACTGATAAGGAAGCATCCCTGCACGGATGTTGTTGTAACCATACAATTTAGGGTTGGTTGCTATGGAATTTCGGCGCCTATCAGTAGTTGGCCCCAAACCACCTGTTCCCTGATTGCGTGAATAAGCTTCTGCTGTATAATCGTAAAAAGAGTCTCCTATCAACTTGGGCTCGTAGTCCCCCTCTGACGCTACGCTTTCGTAAGGATTGTTGGGATATTGAAAGTTCTTCTCAAACTTTTTCCAATAGTCGGAACGCTTATTGTACTTTCTTTTTGCCATGGTAAATTTTACACTGAATTAATTAAAAGTGACTTTTAAAAGTCAAAAGTTAGTTTATGAACATTGGTTCAAATGTCTCTATTATATTCGATTTTGGTTGTTTTTTCGAGTCAAAATAAACCTTTGCCATCCAGTTAGCCAAAACCAAAGCAGAATAAGAATCTTTTCTAGCTTTGTCCGGGCCTGTTTGACGTCTCAAATTAGAGGGTAAATCAAAAGTTTGAGTCCCTTGCGCAGTCGAAGTGATTTGAATGAGGGCACATTGGTTTTTTGTCATATTCATCATATCTGCCTGATGTTCTATAAAATCAATCATTTTAGCCCCCGCACTCTGTTTCTCGAATTCACCTGTGCGCAAAAAGCGAATTTCTTCAATAGGAATTTTTTTATTTCTTTGGGACGTATACTGTTCATTAATGGCTTGACTGGCAAAAAGAAGACGCCTATGGTCAAAATGCGCCTGTAACAACTCGTTCGCTTGGCGAATCCAACTCGTAGTAGGCTTACGCAAAATAATGTGCTTATGGTCCTCTTTGTTATATTCTTGCTTAAAGACCCGCAAGTTGTCTTGATACTCTTCTGCTTTCTCGAACCCCACTTCGATAGGCTTCAATTTAATGTCGCGATGTTTAAACATTTCGCTTTCATTGCACGCCTGCAAAAACTGGACCCCTCCGTTATAATCTCCACACATAGCGACTATATTAAAATTCTCCAAACAATAAAGAAAATATCTAATATGGTGCTTTAAGGAAGTTCCCGGCAAAGCATAGCCATGTACTAAGATTGCTTTTTGTTGCTCATAATCCAATTTCAAAATTTGAATAGCAAAATCATCCGAACTTTCAGTTTGAGACCATGAAGGATCAAAAGCCAAAATATAATCCGATACACCATCTCCCTGCACCTCGATACACGGCGTTTCCCCATCAGGTACTGTACATAGGGCCATTTTACTTGTTTTAAAATAACCCGCGCTATCATCTGTAAAAACAGCCCCAAACTCACGTTCAAACTGAGATTGGCTCATAGTGGTTTTAGCTTGGTTGAGAAGATTCTGATCGTAAAGTTGGGTTGGTGCACAATCGTACGAAAAATGCATAATACACCGAGATGCGCTATCTGTTTGCTCTGTGCGCACAATGCTATTTTCAAATTGCTGATAAACCTTATAAAGGTACTCAAACTTATAAGAAGCGGAAGACAACGCTATAAGCTTGTTGTTGGGCCACACATGCCTATCCTCTTCCCTCATTTCTCCTTCTTCAATTAATCGAGTTTCCAATTTATCAAGATCATCTCGCTGAGTAGGGTTGGTCACCACAGATAAAAACGGAACGATAACCTCATTATAAATCCTATCCGGCATCAACAGAAACTCGTCAATAATAATACGATGAAAACGAAAACCACGTAACTTTTCACCATCCCCCAAAGGAAGAGCTCGAATCCGACTCAGTCCAATCTCCATCAACCACTCGTCGTTACTCTTGGAAACCTTAGTAATACACTGCTTGAAAAGCCCTGCATCAGGATGCATGGAAATATCTTCAATTTTCTTAAAAATCATTTTGGCTTGTCGAAAAGATTTTGATAAAATACCAATTTCAACACCTTGATTCAGAATGGCGTCTAGCGCAGCAAAAATACCTGT